ACGGAGCAGCCATTCAGATTTACCTTAATAAGTTTTGCGATACCCTAATCACAGATAAGGGGGTTAATTTCACGGAAATTAACTATTTTGTTTGAGCCTCTTGTTTCAGCACTGCTGCCATTTGAGGATCTTGTTCTGATAATAGCATTTGTTGTGTTATATTGCCCGTTTTCCAAGGGTTTGGTTGGCCTCCACCTGCATTAGCAACTGGACTTGGTTTTGCTCCCATTCCAGCAGCAGAACTTGGCTTAAAATGATGTTCCCAACCACTGCCAGGGTTTTTGAGACTCGTGAGATAGGTAGTAAGATTTTGTTCAACACCTCCGTTCAACACAACTACTTCCCCGTTAGCGTTTTTTTGTAACTTGTTTTGTAATAATGACAGAGTTTGTTCTGCATTTATCGCTCCAAGGTTACTAATAGCTGCAAGTGCTGTGGTTTTTGTTGAAGCTACTTCATTAGAAGTTTTTAAGTCCTCTAATTGTTGAGATAGGGTAAGTATCTGTTGCTCTTTTTCTTGGGCTGTTTTATTTGCTTCCTCCCAAAGAGTTTTCCATTGACCTTGATCCTCTAATTCTTTAGTACGCTTTTCCTCTCTTTGTTTATAAACATCATCAAGTTTAGTCTTGATACCTTTAAATTTTTCTTGTGCTTCAGCAGCTTCTTTTTGTGCAGCAGCTAGTTTTGCTTCATATTCCGCTTTTACAGCGTCAAGATTTGGTGCTTGTGGTTGAGTTGGTTGTGAAGCAGTTTCAGCCACGGGCTGTTCAGCAGGATTCACAGAATCAGACTGAATGACTTGTTCTTCGATTGCCATGAATTATTCAGTAAGTGGGCTAGTAGTTTTCTTTTTAGCAGGTTTTTTCTTAGTTGCTTTTGGTTTAGTAGTAACAGGAGTCTCAGGACCATTACCCATCTTTTCAGATGGAGTGGGTTCTACAAGTTCCCATTTGTATGTACCGTCAGGCTGAAGTACCTTATCTAAGGATTTAGCCATAATAATCTGTGTATTTATTCACTATTGTAGCAGACTATTCAGATTTGACCTCATTTGCACTTGGTAAAACTTCACCCTGTACCAAAATATCTCTAAATTCTTCTCTATCTATAACTTGCTGATCGAATAGAGATGTTAATGCTGTTATATCCTGTCCAATTAGTCTTTCGATGTCAAAATCTCTACTGATTTTTACTTCAGGTGGCTCTATTCCTACATATTCAGCAGAAAAATTAAAACATTTTTGTAACTTTTGCTCTAATTCCATAGAAACCATAGCCAGCATAGAATTTGTGTCTACACGATCTAATCTGCGAGCGTCAGCAGATTCAGCCACAAATTTCTGTTGTGATAATGTACTAATACCAAGTGTAGCCATTTGCATCTGTAATTCTTTTATCTCAGCAGATTGAGCATCAAAAGCACTAGAAGCTGGTTCTACATAGTAAATTTTATTACCTGGTTGTGTTGCCATTGCGTAATTTACAGATATAGCAAGGTCTTTGGTCTGATCATCATATCCTTCCATAACAAGCATTGGTTGCGATGCAACGTGCAAACTGTGTATAAGATCAGCTTGTCTTTGAAAATGTGCAAGATTTAAGTACGCAATATCAAGTAAGGGTGGTTTACTTACTAAATTTTCCGTTTTTCCAGAATAAATAGTAACTAAAGGTATTTCACCTAAAGAAAAAGTACCTGATTCCACTAATTTGTATTCTTGATCTGTGGTACTGGTACTAAATTCACCCATGTAAGAATTATCATCAACGTCATACATTGCATCAATTTCGTCTTTTTTACGAAATACTCTGTAACTTCCAGGTTCTATAACTCTTACTTGGTCATAAACTTTTTCACCAAAATCTCCATCAGGTAATACAGCTTTTTCTGCAATCCTAGCTTGTATTAGATTTCCATAATTAGATTCTCTATCTAATCTCCAACCTAAAAGATTTGTTGGATCTACTTCAATCCAATAAGGTCTGCGGTTTTGAGAACGCTCTTCAGCTAAACTTACTGCTCCTCCAGGTGCAGGGTAATCAACAAGAATATGACTTTGACCATAAGTAAGAGAACACATCAATATTCTTCTTGCGTATTCGTCTAAATCAGAACCGCAACCATCAACATCTGCCTTGAAAGTATCTGTCCAATATGGATCGCCTGTTAATGCTATTGGTTTACGAAGAATTAAACCTGTAGCTGCTCTTATTAATCTCTGTGTAAAAGGACTAAATACAGCACGATTTACTCTTGCCATATATGCTGTATAATCCTCTCTTGGTTCTAATGGTAAAAATGCTTCACTATTTTCTCTAAGATATTCTGTACCTTCAGTAACAGCCTTCATTATTTCCCATCCTTTCATCATGTCGAGGACAGCCCTCGTGCGAGTAAAAGGACTGTCTATATCTCCAATATTTGTAGAAGTTTGTACTTTTGTTCTGTAGTTACCAGGAATTGAATAAGTCATTTAACACCTCCATCTTTTTAATGCTAACGCTTTTCTAGTGGGTCGGCCTTTACTATCTTTCATTGGACCTTTAACTCCTTTCATACGAGCACAAAAACTTTTTCTCCTAGCTGCTCTTTTTCCTGTAGGATTCTTTTCGGTTACAGGTGCCTGCAAATTACTTCCTGTTGCACGATTATATTTAGCTCTTCCTTTCGCAGTCAGTCCTCCCCTCTTAGACTTTTCGCCTCTACCTACAGATAAACTGACTCCTCTACGTTTAGCCATTATTTTCCTTTTTTCCTCATGGCTATTTTATGAGCTTCCATAAATGTTTTACCCTTCAACATCTCTTCTTTCATTATTGTCATGTGTTTTGCAGTATGAGTACCCTTCTTCTTATGGTTTGCTAAAGCAGTTTTTTGCCTGGCTGTAAGTTCTTTCTTTACCTTCATTTTTTCTTCCTCTTTTTCTTGGAACGTAGCTTTTTAAAATCAGCAGAAGTGATCTTATTTCTAGGGGGAGCAACCCTAGCTAGTTTACGCTGCTTGGCTGAGTAAGAACCTTTTGGCATTATGCAGCGTTGGTAATAGTACCAGAAGTTATGAAACTAACGCTAACTGTTTCTAAGTCACCTGTTGTTGCAGATAAACTTGTTCCTGTAACAATTCCAGAAAAACTTACTTTTTTAGCACCAGTCGTATCTAAAAATAATTCAAACTGTGCATCACCAGCATCTTCTGTAGTTAAAACATCAGCTAATAGGTTTGCAGTTTCATTACCACTAGCTGCTGTGTAAAGAAAATCAATAGTACCTGATCCAGAAATTAAACTACCTACAAATGATCTTGCAGTAGCTCCATGAGCAGTTACATCTAAAGTGTCTTTTGTTGTATCCAATGTCCAACCAGTAGTAGATACAACTGCTTCAGTTGTTCCAGATCCGTTTTTAAATTTTACGGAGCCTTCTTCGCCACGAAAAAATGCCATTATTCTAAGAAAAAAGAGTATTTATAAATAGTTTAACTTGTAGTTGACTTTTTTACAGTACCTTTACTGTTATTTCTCATATATTGTTCACATCTAGGATCCCAAAGTGCAGGATTTCGCTTTCCTTTAAGCTTTTCGATGATGTTGAGCATCTCATCTGTGATTTCGGTCATTTTTTGCTCCTTTTAGTGGATTTTTTACGTCTATGTTGATACTTTATCTTAGCACTACTAGTTTTTTCACGCTTAAATCTTGCTTTTTCAGCACTTGACATTTCTCCAGTAGTCTTAGGTGTCTTACTTGAGACACGTTTACTGGGTCGACAAGCTGGATAGCCTCGTTTTTCGCCTTTTTTACGGCCACAAGGTTTACCAGTTTTTACATCAACCCAGTTTTCTTTAAACCAACGGGTAAGTCCACCGCTACTTCTTGCCACGTTTACTCTCCGTGCGATAAGTTCCTCCACGTTTCTTATACTCTCGTACAAGCCACGCATTGGCATAAGCAGAAGGGTAAACCTTGAATTTACGTTTAGCCTCTGCCTTTACCCTAGAGTATAACGCTTTATTTACAGGAACATTCACTTCTCTTTTTACCTCCTTTTTTCTTTTTCTTCTTCTTTTTCATACCTGTGTGGTAAGGCATAGTAAAAATTAGGTAACTCTTAGTATATTCTAAACGAAGTTTGGCCTAATGTCTCTGGTTTGGCAAGGTTGAATTGCTGCAAACATAAGTACCCAAATGCGTCAAAAGCATGATCTACTCCCAGGTTTTTGTTTGGTAAGCCAGTATTCGGTGCATAAGTTAAAGTTCTTAATGCTTTTATTAATTCTTTACATCTAGGGTGAATAAAAGTTCTTCGATCTCCATTTGCATCGTACAAAGCAGTATTGACAGCAGTAATCTTATCCCTAATTTTCCAGGGCGATTTAGGACTCATAACAGTAAACCCACTCCTCCTCAATATATTGTGGTCCGTAACTCCTACTCCACTTGTTTTTCTCGCACTACCCGTAGGGTCAGGACACGCAATAATTCGCCTATCTACCCCATATCTCCTGATAACTTCTTCCGCAAAATCCCAAGTCGTTGCCCCACCCGTCAACATGATTTCATCAAACACATAAAGATTATTATTATGCTTAACAGCACAAATTCCTGCCATAGGGTCAACGTTAAAATCTAATCCCAAAATTAATGGCAACATATGTAGATCTTCTACCTCGCTGCTGATGTTTTCATCACCAAAACTAACAGCCACCAATCCCGTAAGATTTTCAAAACTTGCCTCAAATTCTTGTTTAAATGTTCTGCTATCTAACTGAGCCTTCGCAGCCTCAACCTCTTCTGCTGGAACATTGCCCCCATCTATAGTGGTAAAACTCCACCTTTTCCAATCACCACTTAAATCTTCTGGAACGTAGCACCATAAATCGTAAAACCAGCTTGCCGTGCCATCGGGTGTTGATATGAAAAGTGCCCACCCCTGTTTATCTGCCAGTGCTGGTCGAATAACCTGGAACCAAACATCAGAATCCATGAAGGCTGCCTCATCAAGTACAACACCAGCTAAACTTCGACCTCTTAACGTGGTTGCGTTTTCTGTTCCCTTTAACTCAATAAGTGAGCCGTTTATCAATTCAATTTTTAAATCTGTTTCATTTTTTGACTGTATCCATTCTCTTGGTACGAGTTTTTTCAATTCCTTCCAAGCAATGTCTTTTGCCATGCGATATGTCGGTGCACAATAGAAATATGTTTCGCCTGGTCGTTTGATCGCAGCATTTACAAGTTCAATACAGGATAAATAAGATTTTCCAAATCTTCTGCCAGCCACCAGCACCCTAAATCTGTTTTTTGCGTTGAACACCTCCCCCTGTGCCCACCTTAATGTTAAATTTTCTCTTGTTTTTACACTCATGTACTACAGATTAACCTTAATTTTGATTGATTTGCTAGTTTTTATCGACTAATTTGCTATTTTAAGGTTATTATTCAATTAATAACATAAGTTTCAGTCCGTGACAGAAGCAATCCTACAGAATTTTGACGATAGATCCGTTCCAAAGAAAAGAAATCCAGGGAGATCCCCTGACATGGTTATAGAACAAAGAAGGCAGAGATTATACAAAAGACAGTTGGAAGGTTTGCCAGCAAGACATCTCGTTTTGGAACATTCTTCCAGGGAAGGGGTTTGTGTAAAGACCGCTTGGAACGATTGGAAAGAGGTAACAAAGTGGAATGAAGAGGATTGGCAAAAAGATCGAGAGAATATGATAGCTAGGCTTCAAGCTATGAGGGTTAGACTTTTTGATAAGGCTTGCAAAAAAGGTCAGTTCCAGACTGCTGCTCAAATATTGGATTCGCTGGGTAAAGTAGTAGGGGAGAGTGTAGAGACTGTAAACATAAATGCTCCAGAACTAGCTATACGAATAGAAAATCAAAAAGATAGTTGACACTATTGTAGTATTGTACTATAATAAATAATGTAGAGGGAAATAATTTTTAGATTTATCAGTAGGTTCAGGGCTCTGTCACATATTTGTTACAGTTTTGCTACACCACCCCCACCCCCTTGCACCCCCCTTGCACCTCCTGGAAGTTGGGGGAACGGGTAGGAGATCGGGAACGGGAACACCCCAACAACATAATTTTTTTTTGTCTAAAATTTTTCTTACATCACATTGTCTTTTTTTCCTGGGAACTGTTGGGAACTTGGCAACCGTACCAATAGATAATTAAAATTAGTATTTTACAAGACAACAAGAAAGAAAAGAAAAAACCCAAATAATAAAATCACATAATAATAATTATTTTATGACATAAAAAAAAACCCTATCAATAAGATAGAGTTAATTTAATTTTTTAATTTTGTCTAACTATCTTTAATTTTTAAAAATAGTTTCAGTTGTTTTTCTCCATTGTAGAAACTTGTTTTACTTCCTGATAGAGAATAATTTTTTGGCATTGTTGCAAGCCATTTAATTAGTTCAGAATCCATAATTAATAATTAATAAGTAAGTACTTCCTGGTAAAAGAATTTTTAAAATGTAGTTGGTTATCTGTTGCATACATGAACATATAATCATGTATATTATTTTTAAAATAAACAGATTTGTTTTTTGCAATCTCAAAAGCTAGTTTAGGATTATCAAAAAATTTGTGGTTATACTTCATAATCTTAATTTAATCCTTGTAAGTATTGAGAATATGAAGTAAGAACATTACTTACTTTTTGTGTGGTTTCTGTTCCCCTGGTTACTGCATCAATTTTAAAATCTCTAATAGTTAGAAATCCTTGAACACCAATAATAGAAACACAAAGGAGATAAATAAAATAAGTTGATTTCATTTTTTTTGGTAGGAAGTGATAAAAAATTTTTCTTCCCTTACTAGACATTATAAACCCTTTTCTACTGTTACACAATAGAAAGAGTTTACAATCTTTAATAATTTAATATTTATTTAATTATTATCTACCAGGAAAAACTTAAAAATAATATTTGTTCAATATCATACTACCCATATCATAAATACATTCATATTGTAGTTGTCTTATCAAATCAAATATAGTCATATTAGGATCATCAATATTTAATTCTCTTAACTCTCGAAAAGATCCTCTCATAATATCTCCTTTTAACCATACGATAAGATCATAATTATAAGTATCAACTAAAGAATCTACAATCTCAGGTAAAACATCTTCTAAATTTTCTGTATCATATTCATTGCAAAAATTTTGTAATAAATCAGTTATGACTTCATATCTCCAATTATTTGGAAGTTCGTCCTGGTGTAATTTTCTTACAAATGATTGATAATCTTTTTTAGATTCTTCTTTTAGTTCGATATGCCCTGATGGTTCAATAATAAAAGCATCATAGAATTTTTTTAAAGAATCTTTTTTTGCTGTTGTTAGTTCCATTTTTTTTTGTGAGAAGTGAATAAAAAAAATCTTCTCTTGTTTTCTATTGTAATACAAGAGAAGAATTATGTAAACTATAAATTAAAAAACTTTTTTATTTTCTTTTCATAATAGGCATTATTAAATAGTTAAGAACTGGATTAAATCCTTCCAGGGATTCAAAAGGATTTTTGATATTCCATTCAGCCGTAATTACAAAAGGTGTTGTTGGTTTATTACCATTAAAAGTTATTGACTTTTCTTTAGATAATTTTTTAACCTGATTGCAAAATTGCCCTATATAGTCACAATTAAAGGAAAATTCCTTTTCAAAATTATTAGTGAAAGAATCAGGAATTAGTTGCTCTATGTTTGGATAATTTTCCTCTATTTGTTGATAATGAACACTTGAAAGAAAAATTTCTTCATTCATAAAAGTAATTAAATTATCAGTAATTAAAACTTTAGTTGCCTGTTTAATCTGACTTTTAAAAACCGAACCAGGAATAGTAATATTTTTGTTTAATTTAAAGCCTAGTTGATTATTAGGGAATTTAAAATAAAATAATCTATGTCCATCAGTAGAAGCAACAGTAATTTCATTATTTTCTACTTTTAAATGGACACCAGTAATATAATACTTGGAATAATCCTTAGATACAAACTGACTGGCAACCCTTAAAACTTCATAGGGAATACAAGCAATTTTTGTTTCATTCTCATAAATAGCGTATGGACTTGAAACCTGGTTAGTAGTTGTTGTTGACATTTTTTTTTGATGAGAGGGAATAAGGTAAACTCTCAACTAAAGTGTAACATTAAATTTTGTTTATTGTCAATGTAAGTTTATCAATAATTTTATAAACCCTATAATTAAACTTGATATTTTCTTTATCTAGTCTTATAACTTTAATTAATGAAGTTACTATAAAAAGTAGTTCCCAGGTGCTAAAACTAAGCTCAACTTTGTTGCTATTACTGAATACTCTAACTTTTTTCATAATTTGTATAAAATAAAGGATATTTCAAATTATCATATATATACATTAAAGGCGAATTTTATTTTATGAAAATGAGAATTTTTTTATTGCATATATGAAAAGACTACTGTAATATAGTAAGGAACTTAGTTTTTTAGACTAACCAAAATGAAAATTACTGAAAATTCTCAAAGTCAATTCATTAATTATGTTTTAGACTTTTACGGCAAAGGTGGTATATATCCACTAGCCGATCCAATAATCAGCAACAAATTTGTTGAACGTGATGACGTATTTAAGGCATTAGAAAAATACAAAAGCCTTTTACATACCGCAGAATTATTGCAAACCAACTATACCTGGGGTGATGGCGATAGTTTAGACAGAGAAAGAGTAAGGGATATTCTCTTACAGAATTACAACTTTCAATGGACTAAATAAAATGCAAAGATTTCATACTATCGCAATGAATTGCAGAATAAATGAGTTATTGGAAGAACACCAAGTAACCATTATTCGTCTTATAAATCATTTAGCTTCACATTCATTTATATATCAATCTCATGCTATGCGTAGGATTGAAAAAATATCTATTGAAAATCCTTATGTTGATGACATTCCAGGGTTTGAAAAGCTAACTATGAACTTGGAAGAAGAAGAAGATGAATAGGAGTGAAGCAATTAATCTAGCCTTAACTTTATTCCGTCAAGACCTGGATAGAAATGATGTAGTAACTACATTAATGAAGTCCAACATTCCAGAATCTACTGCTTATAGGTACACCAAAAAAGCCCTTGAGCAATATGAATGGGAAGAAGATAAGCAAGACGATCCAAAAAAGTGTTTTGAACTTAAAGCCCTGGACACCATATATAAAGCTATGAAATGGGCTGAAACAAACAACGAACCAGAATTGGCTGTTAAATATGCCAATTTATATATCACTAACAAAAAGAGGTTAAAAAAGTAATGGACTCATTTATGCAAAATCATCAATCAGCACTTGATAGTTTTATGGAAGATAAAGCTATCCAGGATTTAGAAGATGCTGGTATATATCCCGTACCAGATAATGATGACATTCTCGAAAGACTTTTTGAGGAAGCCTATCAGGAGATAAAGGAAGATAATATTCTTCAATTAGATGAAGATGATCTTATTTTCGCTGCTAAAACAAGAGCAGAAAGAAGATTTGAAGAACTACCCGAACCAGAAGATTATGATGACTAAACTTGAACAAATTAGAAATGACTTGGATAATTATATCCAGGAAGAATTAAAGAAAAGTCCACCCGATAGAGATTGGGAAGTTTTTAGCTTTGAAGATGATTTATATGAAATTATTGAAGCTATGGAAACAATTATTTACTACGATCCAACACCTTAAATTATGTCTAACAATTATTTTAAACTACTAACCTATGTTAGGCACAAAGAACAAGGTATTGAAGGATTAGTTATTAGTTCTCCTACTGAAAAATGTTCTCACGTTACCATTTACGACCCAAATTGTCCTAATGATGATGACTTTCCAGAAGAATCCTATGGTACTGGAAGTGCTTTAACATTTAACAATAGTGAATTGGAAGAAA